AGCCGATCGCTGCCGTCATAGTCCAGATCGGCATAGTCAGCAGTTCCCGGGGCTGAGAAGCCACCGATACGAGGCAAACTCATGGCGCCAGGTGTCAGGTCCTCCCCACTCTACCTAAAGTGATCAACCATGAAAAAGCCCCCACCATCAGGCAGGGGCTCAACTGTCGGCCGTGTTCAGTTGCCGTACTTCTTGGAAGCTAGAGCAGTCACGGACACAGCGCCAGCGCCAGTGCCACCAGCAACGGTGACGCTCAACTTGATGTAGCGCTTCAGATCGTTGGTGTTCACCGAGATCTTCTCAACCAGAGCGGTGTTGGCCTCAGTGGTGGTGAAGGCGCCACCAGTCACGTCGGTGTAGGCGCCACCAGAGGTATCGGCCTCAGTCAGCTTGCAGGCATAGGTGATGCCAGCACCGCCGGCCTCAGCGTCAAGAATGACGGCCATGTCGCCTTCATAGCCAGCGAGATCTACCGCCGAACCAGTGCCGGTGGTGGTCACGACATCATTCGGCAGCAGGCTCAGGACTGTTGTTTTGGTCCCCAGATTGTGAATCATTGGTCTTCCTCCGTTTGGTGGATGGTTTACGAGGTGGGCAAGAAAGAACTTCTGGCGCAGGCTGCGCCTTCTTGATACCAATCAGCAGCCTGCCGTCTGAATCGCTGACCTCCACCACTTCACCGACCCTTACGGGCCGGCCAGCGATGGAGGTGTCGCGCAGGATCTCAATCCTCATGATCAGAGATTGTCGTTACCGCGGCAGAAGGCCTCAGGGTGGCGCACAGCCACGTCGACATCTTGCAGAGCAGTCACACGGACGCTGCCGCTCTTGTCCAAGGCGTAGGGGTTCACCTGGATGTCCAGGCGCCCCACATGCCCATGATCATCTGATTCCAGACGCCGAAGAACACGTCGCCGGTTTCTACCTGATTGGACCGCACGGTGTTGTAGCCGTTGACGGTGCCGCCGGGCTCCAGCACGAACTGAGCAGTGCTAGTGGCCTTTTCGGTGGTCTTGAAGCCGCCGTAGATGGTGCTGTTGGTCAGGTAGGACATAGCGCCAATGTCGGCGTTGTCTGCGGCCACCTTCGACTCCATGCTCACCAGCTCGACATAGGTCGGGTTAGCAGCACCGAAGTTTTCGGTGTTGATCCCGGTGACGAACTTCAGGCCTTCAGGCTGGCTGTTGGAACCGAGGCCATAGAGAGCAGCGCGGTCGATCTCAAGGGCGATCACAGTGGCCAGCTCAGTACGAACCATCTGTTCGACATCGATGCTGGACTGCAGCATCAGGCGACGGCTGAACTCGGTGTAGGCACCGAGGGTCTTGGCCACCAGGCTCACCTGATCCACGGAGGGCTGGGATTCGGTCGGATCACCGCCTTCAGCCACCCAGTAGGCAGTCGCAGCGCCGGTCTGACGTGGGATTGCCACAGGGCCTTGCAGGCCGGTCAGCATGGTCACGCCGAGGGTGTTCAGGGCGAGACGATTGCGCAGCAGCTCGATAAAGCTACCGGGGCGGCCATCGGTGAACACCAGATCACCGGCAGCGGAAGCGGTGTCCACCACCAGGTCACGATGCAGCACATCGTTAGGAGCAAGGATGCCGCGAGGGGTGACGCCCATGCGCTGAGCGGTGGCCTCGCAAACCTCACGCTCGAAAGCAGCAGCCTCGAAAGCAGCGCGATCTCCAGGCATCATCTGCGCACGGATGGCGCGAACGAAGCTGAAGGAGCGGGCTTCCTTATCGGTCAGGCCGATGTCAGCGGAACCACCACCATTGGCGATGGGCTGAGCAGAACGCACAGGAGCGGCAGGGGTTGCAGGTTGAGCAGCAGGACGCTTAGCGATCTCGGACAGCACCGAGCGCATGGCATCAGCTTCAGAAGCACCGGACTCGATCAGGCCCTGGGCCAGATCGTCTGCTTTGTGCTCACGGCAGAGAGAAGTGATGGAGGCAACGCGGGAGCGCTCATCGGCCGCAGCCTGCGCCCGCACCTCCTCCAGGTTGACAGAGGGTTCCATGGGGTTGTTGTCGTTGGGGGTCAAGGGTGCGGCCTGAGCCGCTGCAGCATCATCATCAAGCATTCGCCCGATGCCAACACTGCTATCAGCAGGCACGCTCACCACGGACACCTCATGGGGTTGCCATGAGGTGGCCAGGATGCCATCGATGCCATCCTGACGGATTGGTTCAGCATCAATGATGCTGTAGCCAACAGAGACATTCCGCAGAATGCCATCGCGAATGTCCGCCAGTTTCTCTTCAGCCATTTGTGAACGACTGAAGCGAACGGCGACCATGCCGCGGCCATCATCAAGCCATGCACGCTCAATGACGCCGAGCACACGGTCAGGATCGTGGTTCCAGAGCAAGGGAGCGCCATCGTTGAGGCGGCTCATATCCATTGCCCCGTCAGAATGGCTGAGCACTTCAGGGCCAAACCAACGATCGACTGGCTGCTCACTGCTGAAGCTGAACTCAAGAGTGCGTGAATCTTCAGTGGTTGTATCTTCCGCACGAACGGCCGAGACATAATCCACCGCAACGCTGCGGCGCAGAGGCCTGCTGTTCACGTTGCGCAGATCCATCAGAGATCGGCCATCGTTCTCATCCATGCTATCTGCTGCCGGCTCAAACAAAATCGGCTCATAGTCATTGTCATCCAACCACTCACGGGCTTGGGCCACAGTGAACCGTGAGGCATTAAATCGAATGGCCTGCAGCTCCGTTGGCTCATCGCTGCGAATGCCAAAGATGAAGTCAATGCCAGCGCCACCGGCACCGTTCTCACGACGGAACCGCTCGAAGCGGTCAGGATCGATCAGCCTTGCTGCGTGCTCGTTCGGATAGGGTCGGGCTTCGTGGCCTTCGATGCTGCGATCCTCTCGCGCTTTCTTGATGCTTTCAGACTTTGCTGTGCTCCAGGTCTGACCAGCATCACCACCCCAAGCTGCCCATGACACACGGCCGGCCGAAGGGTAGCCATCCTCATCAGGGCTGAAGCCTTCGCCCTGCTTATCGACCTCATGCCTGGCGAACCAAGCCGCCATCGTGATTACCGTATCGGGGCTCAGCTCATTGCCTGACAGGATCTGACTGGCCCTGCGTGCTGCCACCTCAGTGCCACCAGCCTCGCCTTCTTCCTTCCATGCGCGATACCGCCTGGCCTCTTCCCTCATGCCTTCAGTTGGCATCAGGTTGATCTCAGTACCGTTGACGTTCGCCATCAGGCAGCAGCCTCCTCATCAATCACAACATCAGGCGTTGCATTGGGTGCGCCGCCCTGGGCATCGTCAGCAGGGTTGGTGTCGAACTGCAATCCAAGCTGTTCAGCCCGATCGACTTCTGCTGATCGTGCAACCAGCAGATCCTCAAGATCACCACCAGTTTCAGCAACCACCTGCGCCTGTGTCTTGAAGCCAGCCCGCACGGCATCGCGATAAGCCTGCACTTCCTTCTGTGGATCAACCCAGGCCCAACCACGTGGATACCACTGCACTGCCTCGTAGCGCTCAGGCATGGCCTCATAATCCGGCAACCGCAGCTGACCAGATCCGACAGCAGCGGCCAGCCACCGCTCATAGACCGGCTGCGCTAGGTGCTCGATCATGAAGTCCTGCAGCATACGCCACTGTTGACGATCCTCCAGCAGGCTCAGTCGACTGCTGCTGTAGTTGCTCTGGCTGAAGTCGCGGCTGATGGTTTCGTAGCTGCAACCAATGGCCGCGGCGACAGACCGGAGCATGCCACGCAGAAATGGCTCAAACTGACCATCAGGTGCATCAAGCTGCGGCACGTTGATCGTTTCGCCTGGCGCCAAATACTTGAACACTCCAGGCTCAAAGCGACTGACCCGCTCGTCGTCATAGACCTCATCACCTTGCAGCTCACCTTCGGGTGACTGGATGAAACCCATCAGGCTGCTGTTGGCCCTTGCCCTGACCACCTCGGCCTCTTCGTAGCCATCGAGGTGATGCAGCCGCTTGATGGCACTTGACACCCACGGAGCGCCACGGGTCTGGCCTGGGCGCTCGGTGATGAACAGATGGATGATCTCATCTGCCGGCACCTCGATCACTTCACCGCCGCGAGCGTTGGCTATGTCGCCAGGGTGAACGGTGCGAAATGCGTAGCTGATCGGCCGGCCCCAGCGGTTCACCTTGACGCCCATGCGCCACTGGTCACCGTTGGCATCCTTGCCGTAGCTCTTGCCCTCGTCGCAATAGTCAGACTCGATGATCTCGATGCCAAGCGGCACACGGCTGCGACCAAACGCCTCGGGGATGATCCGCAGGAACACCTCACCGGATTCTGCAACGGCCATGATCGCCAGCCGCAGGATCTCAGCCATGCTCAGCCGGCCACCAACATGGCAGCGATCGGCATGACACCACGACTGCCAAG